CCTTCTCTGAACAATCAGGTATTTCTCTAGATGTTAGGAATACTCTAGCACCATCACCACCTGCTAATGTATCATTAATTGGGTCGTATCCACCAGGTGAACCTAAACGTTTGCCATCTTGTAAAGGATCAAACTGGCCAAGTCCTGTACCTTGAAAGAAGTTACCATCTGCGTCCGTTCCAGTTTCATCTCCAAGATTTACATAGTCGTATTCTAATGGTATACCCATTGTTAAGTCACTCGGGAATACTTTATATATACCTCTATCAATAATTTGTAAACTTGTAATTGTTCCTATTGCATCAATACTGGTTACGATAAATTTAGCAACTCTAGGTGGTACACTTGAACCACTGGCTACTTTTGCTGTTGCTGTTGCTTGTAAAACCTGTCCTGTATCATTTAAATCTATTATTCTAACTACTGGTGGGTTAGTTACATCATACCCTTCACCACCGTTAACCATTAAAATATTTTTTATTCCACCATCTTGTACAATAACACTACCTGCTTTTGCACCACTACCTGGAGTGTTTCCGTCTCCAATATATACTACAATATTTGCAGTATCAGAATATCCGGCACCCGGTGCATCTATACAAATTTCTGTAATGCTACCGTAAGGATCTGCTACTGGAGTACCTCCAACTAGTCTTAATCTGTCTCCTACAGAATAGCCACTACCACCTGTTGATTTACTAGATGAACTACTTGATAGTATAGAACCCTGTCCGTCACCTGCAAAACTGTTTAAAATTCCTGTAATGTTTCCTGTGGGACCATATGTTGTATAATCTACTGTGGTTGCACCTACACTTGAATTACCTTGTGAGAATCCTGGCAAAACTACTGTGTTACTTGTGTCAACAACTGATTGTTCAAAGCCTCTTACAACGTGGAAGTCTAAAACTTCTTTGTATACTCCACCTGCACAACCATCTCTAATAATAATTGGTGCTCCACTACAACTACTAATTCTTATAGCATCCTTTCCATTAATTTTTGTGTCTTTTACTTCTATACCACTACCTGCAGGACCACATTTTAAAGTATTTTTAACAATTTTAGGGTCACTGCCAGGGAAAACATATTTTCTATTGTTAATAAACAGCTCATCGCCTGGTTTTACTCCAGTCAAGTTGTCCATTGGTATCGAGATACCAGGTGTAGGTTGTGTTAAGTGACATCCTACTTTAGGACCACCAGGAATATAGTTTCCTTCTGGTGTTCTCAATAAAGGTTGTATAGAAAGATTAACATTTCTATTGAAATCTATATTATTAACATCTGGTGGTGATATTTCTGTTGGAACTATTGAGTCTGCTGGTAAATAATCGTATGTTGGAGGACTGTCTCCTCTGTTTATAAAGTCAACTATCTCACTTCCTGGATAATTTATAACAATATTACTGCCGTCTATGCCACTAGCACTACCTAAAATGTTTCTTACACTTGTTCCATCTGGTAAGATTAAATCTCCGCCTATTTTTTGTGCCACAAACGATATTGCACTATCAGTTTTACTGAAATATGGGTTATTTAATTTAGTTATAAAATTATAATTATATTCTTTAACGTCTATTGCTCTTAGAGGGCTCGGTCTTAGTGGTACTTTGTCTGCAAGTGGTGTTGCAAGTGGTATTTTCTTACCTCCTGTAACTTTCTGCATGGTTGTATTAATATATTGATTGCCTTCTAGAGGAATAAACCTTCCAATATTGTTTGGTTTAACATTTTTAACTGTTTTTCTTAAAACATTTGGTATAAATCTGTATCCTGCTAAACTAGGTAGTCCTACATCACCAAAATTGGCACTAAAGTAATTTGCAGGGTCTTTTAATCCTGCTGTTGTTACTTTTACTCCTTTAAATGGAGCCGGAATTGAATTTGCAAATCCTGGTATAATTACAGGATTAAATGGTATTTTAGGGTACGGCATAATAGGTGAAGGTGTGCCTGGAAAAGGCAATCCTGGTATACCTGATGGGAACGGGAAAGATCCTGTTGGAGGTGGTACATAAACTGGTCCATATGTTAAAGCAGATTGTTGTTGTGCCCTCTTGACCGCGCCGCCACCGCCGCCGCCACCGCCGCCGCCACTGCCGACACCTCCACCACCACCACCGGTGCCTCCACCGCCACCAGTATTTCCACCACCGGTACTTCCACCGCCACCTGTTGGTGTATTAATTGGTGTTTGTGGTAAACTTGCACCTGAAACTGTAGTATTTCCGTTACTTGCAGTATCACATGGTCCTGTAGTTGATGGATTTACACTAGGGTTAGGAATATTAGGTCCTACTTTAGGATATTTTATTAAGAATCTATAAACACTACTTGTTTTATGAACTTTTATTTTAATATAATCCCCATTTGCTTTATTATATGAGAATCTCATAGCACCACCGAATTTAACACCAGTATTATTAGGTGCAGATATACCACTTACTTGGTAATTTCTAACTACACCTGAAGCAGGGCCTACATTTGTGCTATTTTTTTTCTTAGCATTTGTTAAAATTTCTTGTTTTTCAGCCTCAGTCAATACACTTAAATTCTGTGCCGCACTAGAGCTTATTAAAGCAGATTGTGTAACTTGATCTCCTTGAAAAACTTCTATACCGTCAGCACCGCTGTACATATCAAACAGTATTTCTATTGTACCACTTGCACCAGGATTGAATAACCACTCATCACCTGTTCCATCTGCCGCATTTCCTGTTTTCCAATTTCTTGTTGATTCTTTTATAAACTCTGTTTGAACTAATCCATTATCTTGAGTAGTATTTCCTTCGTCTGCTGGTGTTGTACTTGCGGGATCTAATATTGTTGCTGTTGTAGACAGTCTTTCTGCCTTTGTACTAAGGTGGAATCCTACAGAATTCCAATGATTACTACCCCATTTTGCAACACCACTGATTGTCACTGTTTGTCCTGCAGTTACAATTAATTCATATATTGCTCCTACACCAGAATAATTACTATCTGTTTTACCTAAATATTTAGGTGTTATAGAAGCACCACCTACTGTAATAGATTTTGTACCGCCTGGACTTTTCGCCGAGTAATATGCATGTACATAGAAGGTTCCTGCTTCGCTAAATGTACAATTTAAATTAAATGTATTTCTGCTACCGTTATCAGCCCATGTGATTGCACCTAATAATGCATCTGCTGGCATGTGTCTGCTACCACCGTACTGAGTTACTTGTCCTCTTTTAGTTCCTGTAGTTCTATAATATCCTGAATACGCATTTTGCCAAGATCTTTTACCTTTACCATTACCTGATGCACTTACAGATATAGTACCACCATATGCTTTTGTTATATACTTCTGTCCTTTATTATTTGTAACAGTAGAGGACACAGGCGGTGGTGCAGGAGCACAAATATCACAAAGTTTAACGTCTAATGATGCAAACGCCTTTGTTGGGTCTAGTACTGGTGAACCTATGTAATCGATTCTTTGTCTAGTTCTTCCGCTACCTTTAATATCATATAATGGAATCTGTGTGCTTGGTACAACTGTACCCATTGTTCGCCCAACTGGCTGTGGATTCTTTATTCCAAATGGTGGCCAGTCACCTGCTCTTACTCTATGATCACCCATTATTTCGTCATCTATAGATTCACCTGGGAAACCGTATTTTAAATCGTCTTCAGTTGCAAAAGGCATGTACCCTTTTAGTGTAAGACCTTCCATATTGGGACTTCTTGGAACATATGGTCCTGATCCCTTTATCTGTGTTGCAGGCATACCTGCATAAACTTTTTCACTACACTCTATATTGTTAAGCATTGGGATAGTTAGACCTTCATCGTCAATTAATCCTCTTCTTAAATCTATTTGTCTGTTAAATTCTTCTTTAATAGATTCTGGTGAATTAACATTATTAATAGTTATTAAAGAATTATTAAGTGATATAGTACTGTGATCTAACGTTGTTAATACTGCATTAGCCTGTGACACAGAGTATGGATAAAATGCAAAAGCATTGTTCACAATTACTGTATTAGATGTCACATCACTTACTCTATACACTTGGTTATAGTATCTTGGTTCTGCTAAGTGAACTGCAATACGTTTTCCAGTATAGGATACATTAATACCGTGATCTACTGTTGTTGTAATTGTAATTCCTTCCGGAATAATATTACCACTTGGGGTCACATTTGCATTATAAGGTGCGTTAATAACAAATGTATCTTTTGCCGCACTTTCTACATAATAGAATCCTGAATAAGAATTTGCAGATAACTTAATAAGTTCACCAGATGTTAAATCATGGTCTGCGGCTGTTATTTGTGTTTTACCAAATATACCATAAGATAAATTTCCGGAATCTATATTTGCTGTTACGTTTGCTTGTTCTACAGTAAACCCAGTTAAACCTACATTACTAATTGTATGTCTTTGTGCATGTAATGGGTATTGTTCTTCAAATACAAATCCTGTAATACCTAAATCAGAATTTGTTAAATATTGATTATCAAATTCATCTGTAAGATCTATATCTCTATTAAATATGTCTATATCAATTACTATTGAGTTATTTGCAGTATCTACTTCAGTAACAGTAAATGATGCATTATTATATGTTGTATTTGTTGCTGTTAATCTTACAACATTATTTGCGGCAACAATACCTGTACCATGCACATTAAGATTTGAAACACCAAGTTTTAATTTACCTGTATGGAATTGTGTAAGGGTAATACTTGTATTTGTAGCAGGCAAATGTGTTGCAGGTAAAACAATATTACTATCGTTAAAATAACTTACTGTACTATTTGCATTGGCATTATAAACTGCCATTTCTAAACTTTCTAACGGTATAACAGCACTATTACCTGTGTATTTTACGTTTGCAAATTCATAGTCTGGTTCTGCTGTAAATGATAATGTCCTATTCCCTAGTGTTGTATTATTTAAATTTGCTACATTAGACTTTGTAACATACTCAACGTTACTTGTGGTAAACACTCTGTCTGTTATACTTGTTACAAAGAATTCTACTTGTTCACCATTTTGTAAAGTACCTTGAGAACCTGTTATTTGAATTATGTTACTGCCTAATATATTTGCATCTGCATTTGTAAATGCACTAATGGCAGGCTGTATATTAGATATGCTAACTACTCTACTAGGTGCTATTGCTCCTATGTTAGCACTTATCATGTTTGCTCTACCAAAGTTAGATATCTGTACAGATTTTCTTCTAACTATATCTTCGTTTTGCCATACTACAAATTCATCTGTTATATCAGCCTTTTTAATAACAAGACTGTAATCTAAATATCTTGATAAATCATTTTGCAATAATTGGTTACTGTCTACATAATTAAATAAACTTCTTTCTGTATATAGGTATGCAGTATCAGTGGCATCATCCTGCTCCACAAAAGTAACATTACCTTTGTTTGCTTGTTTTAGTTTATAAACGTTCCAATCTAAATTTTCACTCTTTGCAACATGAATAAAATCATTACCTGTAGGTTTAAATCTTATATTATCGCCAAATAACTGTGCTACTCCTCCTAAATCAAATGCACTGAAGTTTATGTTTTCTTCATTTACATAACCTGCATTAGGAAGAGGATTGTATTTACTATCTTGTAAACCTTGATATGTTACGTTTCCTGTCTTAGGCCATAAATTACTTTCTCTTATACCGCTAGGCTTCTTGAGAAATCTTGAAGTGTCATCTATATCAATTAAAATAACTTCATCATCTTTTGCATCAGGTGTTATTTCAAAAATTCTTATACTCTTTACATGTACTGCTATATCATCATTTGTTGTAGCCTTAACATTTAATGTGCTACCTGGTAAATCACCTTGGTATGTATCTTGTAAATCTATAGTTGCTCTTTCTACAACATAAACATTGGACCCTGCTAGAATCTCACCGTCAGGTAATAGACCTACATTTGGGAATGTTATAGTAGTTGTGTTTGCTACTTGATATCTAGTTTCATATCCTGGGTTATAAATTTTTGTTCCGTTTACATAAACATCAACAAAAGGATAATCGCCATCGTATTCTGTGATATTGTTAGTATCGAAAGATGTATTCGCGTTTACAATTCCTGTGCCTACTGTATAACTTACAGAACTATTTCCAGTTACAGATGAAGGTGCTGTAATTTGCCATCTATCACCTGCATCAAATACAAAATCAGATCCTGATAAGTTTACATTGTCAACTGAAACAACAATATTTGAACTTACTGTATTGTTTGCAACATTGAGAGCATATCTCTGTCTTGGTTGATATCTACCTGCTGTGATATTTAAGTTTGCTAGTGTACTAGAACTTCCACCAATAGTAAAATCATTACCTGATATTTTTAATCCTTTGTTAATTATTACGTTACTACTATTCGAAATATAATTTTCTATTGTATGTGCTGTAATGTTAGCATTAATTGTTGCATCTGAATTAATTGCTGTAGTAATATTTGCTACATCTGTTATCGAATTTAAATTAAATGAAGCAGTAGCACCAAAATTATCTGCTATAGTAATTGTACCTAAAGAATTTATATTAGCATTGCTTGTACTAAGAACATTACCGTTTATATCTTGTGTGACAGATGTTATTGTATTAGTTGATCTTGCATCTACTTTTGCTAATATGGATGATACATTTCCTATATTTAATTCACCAGTAATAATTGTTAGTCCAGGAGTGTCAGTATATCCTGATCCTTGTTCAGTAACATTTATAGAACTAATTACACCATTATTATTCAGTACGGGTGTTGCTTTTGCCTGTGTTCCGTTAGTTGATTGTGTAATTAAAATTTCTGGTACATCAAAATATTGGTGTTTTGTATTTAATACATCTATTTTATCTACAACACCTGTTGTATCTTCAGGGAAGGATAACGTAAATAATTGCGGGTCCTGTACAAAATCTTTTTTCTCTAATGCTAATTCAACACTTTGATTATTTTCTAAATCACCAAATGAACCGACCTTAACTGCCCACTCATCATAAATGTCCATGTTGCCTTGAATAATAGAACTGCTTCTTCCTATTCTGCTTAAACTTGTTTTAGTACCTTTATTTTGTATAAATCCTTTATAGAATTCAAATTGTTGATCATCATCTATTTGTAATTCTGCAAGATAATCTTTTTCCTGATAACCAAATAAATTTCTAGCAGTTTCATATACTTGTTTTTCAACTGGTATAAACCCTAATTCATGATATCTACCCATGCTTTCTGCAAGGTTATCTAAGTTAGGTTTAAGTGAATCCCCTTGTATTAGGAAACCTTCACTTATAAATCTACCGTCCCAGTTAGCAGTTTTATTACCTTTAATTCTAATTCTTGATTGTCTTTGATTATACAAAGGATTATATAAAGTATCAGCAAAGTCTGTTACATTGTCTAATACCATTGCATGTTCTATTTCTCTCACAAATAAACATACAGCATAAATTTCTTTTCCAACTGGTGGGGTGATTTCTATTTTTAAATCTTCTCTGTTTATTGAACATTCTTTAGGATTAATAGATCTACCGTCTTTGTCCATAATATTAAACATATTAAATTCATTACGTTTAATTTTTGCAACAAATCCTTTTGAAGTTTCAAATGTTACCTTAGTTGCCATAGGAGATAATTCTAAAGTATTGTCTGTTTGCCAATTACCTTGTAGCCAGAATAAGAATTGTTTTGCTGAATATATCCAGTCTCTTGTTTCATTAATGCCTATATCATATTCACCAAAAGTATATCCCATGTATTTCTGATATCTACCTAACGAAATTAAGAAATTAAATACTTCCTGTTCTGTTTTATAAACAGTTTCATATTCTACTTTTTGTAAAATGCCTGTTGTGTCTAAATATACTGCGCCTTCTTTAAAATTAATTTGAGGTAATTTATTTAATTTCTTATAAAGTAATTGAGAAAAAGTTACTGCTTTAGGGATATAATCTTTTGCTTCATAATACACATCATTATATTCTACAATAGTGCCTTTATTATATGATGTATTTGGTTGCCACCTTACAAATGGATGTGCTTCGCCCCCTACTTGTACTTTCTCAGATCTACCTGTTACATCACTTTCTAATATTTTAAAGTGTCCTAAGTTTTTATCATAACCACTAACTTTATATCCATTAGTAACTTTTTGTATAATAACACCCTGATAAATGTTTCTTGATTTGTATGGCGAATTATGTATATCTACTGTGATATTTTCTTGTGGAATAATTAAATTTGTACTGCTACCTGTAGTACTAAACTGATCCATAGACATTGTCATTGTATCTTTATCAATGTAGCCGGAGAATCTGTAACCTAATTTAACATTTAAATTTCTTAATTTATGAACAAAATTATTTACAACATCAAGTCCCTGAAACTTTAACCAACTGTTAATAAATTGAGTGTAACCAATATTGGTTATCATGTTTCCTTCAGAATCTATATCACCGTGAATATGGAAATGATCAGGATCTCTAAACATCCAATTTTTTCTTGTTGTTTTGTTTATATATTTTTTGTAATTTGCTGGTGCTTTTGTAACCTTTGTGGGGTCACTGAATACTGTAGCAAATTTACCTGGATTGGATAATACTAATAATTCGGCTATTGCAAAAGGATATCCTTCACTGTACTTCCATGCATTTTCTACTGGGGCACCATCACCAAATTTCCATGGTCTATCCAAATCAACATCTTGACTAATAGTTTTATTAATAACTTTTTCGCTCTTTTTGGCGTACGTTGCCAGAGAATCTGTTGGTGCTGTACCATTTTTGTTTGTATCTATATCTAAAACTGTATTTACAAATACACCTGACCAAGTTAAAGGATCACCATCAAATGTTGCTGTACCACCGCCTACTGCGTATGGGAACATTGGGATACCTGTGTCGTCTATAGTTGCTACATAATATCTTATTGCTGTACTAGGAGAATCAGGGGTATAACCGTATCGTGTATTCCATCTATCTGCATAACCGTTTGTACCGGCATTTCCGCCTAATTCATAATCCTGTACAAATTCTCCTGTGGGTGCTCCTTTAGGTCCTGTAGTTCTAGTACCTGATTTTAAAACAAATCCACTTTTAATATTTGTAATTGCTGATGAACTATCCATAGGATCTGTGTAACCATATGGGCCATAAATTGGTAATCCATCAAAAGCCCAACCTATAATACCTGAATGAGTTGAACTATCTCCCCATACGGAAGTAGTAGTCATATTAGATGTTGGTATTGCTGTATAAATAAGACCGTTTTCATCTGTTTGAGCAATATCTCCGTTTGCTCTGCTTTCGGCTGTCTCGAATCCTAATTCATATGTCCATGTGTCGTCATATTCATATGATGTAGATATAGGACTATGTAAAGGTAATCCGTTTACTAATATTGCACAAGCACCTTCTACCATACCGTTATTTGCAGTTGCTTCTTTACCTGAACTAATTGCATTGTAATCAACATTATTAGGTAATCTATAAGTTTTTGCAAAAAAATCAAATTCTGTAGGTGATAATGTATGGTCTATTAATCCTCTACTGTAATTTGGATTATCATAACTAGTAATGTATCTATGAGTGGAATCAAATTGTACACTTAAACCATCTGTGGAAAGGAAACTTGTTGTTTTGTATCCTTGTGAGGTATCTGGTTCTGTTTCGACCCATCTGTTTTTTAATGTACTTACACCAGTGCTTACAATATCCACAGGTTTTTTTAGATTTCCGTTTTCATCAACTGGTAAATATTCAAGTAAATTTATTCTGGTGTTTCTAGACTTTCTACTATATGGATTTAAAAAGTCCTTCCATATATCGTTAGTTAAATTTTCTCTAGGTCCTTGTCTAATAATACCCTTTTCTAAATCAGACCACATAGGAATATTTTTACTACTGTAATCTGTGTAAGTTGTAGTAATGTATTGGCTATCCCACCATGAAGGCTTTTTAAAGAAAGCCAACATTTCCCAAGGATGTGTATGAGGTCTTACTGTATCGTAATAGTATTCGTACCAGCCTCTCCAGTGTCCAGGAATTATACCATCACCTGATTGTATACTACCGCTAGTGAATTGTTGACGATAGTTCCAAGTCCATTCATTGGTATTATCATAATGTTCATTTACTATAGGATCAACTTTGTTTTCTATTACCCAGTTTTCAAAATTTGTTTGTAATAGATCATGATATAGATCCCATTCTGGTTTTTCTCGTCTCCATCTACCTTGTCTAACTTCTATAGCATCTAGTTCTGGATATTCAACAGTATCTCTGAACTCCGATTTTGCACTATTATAGATTCGTTTTTCAAATTCTAATACAATTTGATCTCTGTCGTCGCCGTATACAGGCGTTCTACTGCCGTCGTGACCTACTAATAAGTTTATTGGATCTTGAAAAGTGTCGTCACTGATTATCTCTGGAGTATGTAATGGGTATAATCCCATTGTACTCGGGGTCGGTGGGCACTCAACACTATCTCTGTCTTCATTATAAATTTTAAATTCTAGTTCGTCTAATAGTTCCGGAGTATAGTTTTTAAATTTAACTGTTAGTGGACTATATGTTAATGTGTAGTCTTCTCCCACAGTCATTAAAGTTTTAATATTATTTCTTGTATAGTAAACTAAAAGGCTGTTTTCTACTTTATCTAAATCTACTGATGTAGATACTGTATATGATGCTAACGTAACATCATTTATAATTAAAGATTCTTTGATATAGTTATCACCAAACGGTAATATGTATGTTTCTCCAAATACGTTTCTACCTATACTAAATGAGATTAAATTTCTTAAAACCTTTTCTAATATTTCTTCGTTTGAGAAATCGTTAAAATTTACTATATTATAATAATCGTCTAGCTCTTTAAAAAATCTTTTCTTATATTTTTTATATTCACTACCATTAAATCTTAAAGCATCAATTATATTATGCGGTTGATCGTCAAGTAAAAATGCACCTAAAATTAAATCTGTATTGGATTGAACTATATCTACGCCGTATAATTCTTCTTTTACTAAACTGTTATAATTATTTGTACTTAAGGCATCACCTGTAAATCCGGGCTGTGTCTCAATATAGTTTTTAAAATGTGGTAAAAATTCAGGTTCTGAAATTTTTTCAACTTCTTCTTTAAAAGGATTATTAGTCCATGCTATAGGCAATTCGTGCCTACTTGTATTATTTATTGACTTATCAAGTCCTCTGGAAAAAACTGATATTTCAAATATATCACCTACCACAAAGTTCTTTCTTAAAATTTCTATTTTATCACCGTTTTGGGTATCGTTTATAAAAGTGAAATCATGGAATAAATCTCCATTTTTTCTAACTCTTATATTCATACCACTTAAATATGTTTCGTCAACCCTTGCATTACAACCAAGGCTAAATATTTGATCGAAATTATCATAAATTGTTCTAGTGATTTCTATTATTTTTTCTATTCTTTGCTGGCTCTTCCATTGTGGGCTTTTAAAGTTATTATGAAATACTGGAGTTTTTCCTATAATTGCTGTAAGTCCAGAAGTACCGGTACTGTCGTTAGATGTTTTTTCAACAGATCTCAATAATTTATAATAGTAATATCCCTTTATGTCAGTAGATTCTGAACTACCTAAAACAATGTTGTTATAAGTTTCTGTTTCCATAAAGTTTTCAAAACTTATTTCACTAGCATTCTTAAATGACCTGTATGCTAATGATAAATTATATTCTGCATCAGCAGTTCCTGTGCCTATTTCAAAACCAAATATTTTATTTCCCCTAAAGTTATTGCTTGGGAAAATTGTGGTATCTCCTAAATAACGTTTTTGATCATCATATAGATTAAATAATGGTGCTTGATTTAATTTAGATTTAGTTTGTGATTCTATTAAGCCGTTATTGTAGTAATACTCTTTACCTATTTGTGAAAATCCTGAGGACACAAATACTGTGTCTCCTTCTGTTAATGTAGTGTCTACACTTAAACTTATTGCATTGGAAAGCGATGAATTAGCCACTGTTGCTACATAAACATTTGCTGAAACAGAACTATCGTCGTTAGGGAAAATAATTTTTGTTCCTGTGGTTATAGTTACTGTATCAATAGCAACATTACTTGCATCTAAACCTACGACTTCACTGTAAAGTAATGTTGAGCTTACATCTACATTTCCTTTACTTGTTTGCCCTACATTATATAATTCTAAATCTCTGTCAAATTCTAAAATAGGCCTTCTAGCTCTGTAAATCTTTGATGGAACGTTATCACCTGCATCTTCAAAGTTTTCTTTGTGATACCAAAAGTTAGTTCTACTCCAGACATTTTTGTTTGCTGAGCCTCTACCTATTACAACATAGTCTTTACTTGTTTGTGGATTAGCAATACCGTTAGCATAACTTACATCAACTGCTACAAGAATTATGCTTTCTCCTACGCCTTCTACTATAAATTCCTTCCCAACATATTTGGAATTGTCAATTACATAATCACCCGCAAAGGTAATTTTCATACCATTTTTAAACAGTTTACCTCCTGAAGGTGTATAGGATTTCTTACCTACTATGTCCTTATCAACATTTATTGTGTTTGATGAAGTACCAGAAATAGATATTGCTGTAGGACCAGTTGTGCTCCAAAAGTATTCTTGATAATTTAAAAATTTATTTAATTCTATGGGAGGTAAAAATGTCTGAAACTCAGATCTCAACCATTGGTTTTGTTCATTTACATCTACGTTATAATTTTTAAGGATGTTTATAAATTCATCATAAAAAATAAAATTTTCACTTACGCCTGTATTGGCATTAGTATTATTAACTGTTGGTGCTAAATTGTAATATTTTTTATCGAGGTCATCTTCATATATCCAAGTACCATCTACAAGTTTATCCTTAGATGTTTTTTTACCTACAAAACCACTTACTGCTTCTATATTTGCTTTGCTGTATAATTGTTCTACTGTGCTTTCAAAGAAATTCTTTACTGACTCAGTCTGCAGGATTCCGGGTAACTTTTTATAAATTTTATCTGCCATTATTAATTAGCCAACGTATTTTTAGTAATTTTATCTATAATTTCTATGTCTGTAACCTTTGCTGTATTAACAAAAAATTCATTGCTTTCCGCTTGTATCTGGAACAAATCTCCAAAGTTACCAGAACTAATTTTTGGTATAATAACAATACTTCCTATTATGCCACTTAGTTGTTGATGTACATAACTACTCAATTCTGTAAAGTAGAAATTTTCACCGAATTCCCAATTATTGACGTCAAAGTATTTGTTAAATGCTTTGATAACTTTTGTTTTTATTTCATTATCACTTAATGTTGTGCCTGCTAATTTAACTACTCTAAATTTAGCCTGTACACTTTCATCAGCATCAGCACCAAACAATCTTTTAAATTTTGCACTCTTATAAACTAATGTGTCACTGGCATTTTTAAATCCATCTAAAGATTGGAATTCGTTTGCTAGTTCATCACTTGTAGGAGCCAACGGAAATGTTGTACCAGATACATTTAAGTATTTTTGTATCTCTGTATAATATGAAGTTGTTAATACTAACATCTCAACGACATTACTAATACTTGGATCTATTCTTACATCATTAGGTGCCTTGTGATCCCATTTCATTACACATGGTCTTACATCAGGTAATCTTGTATTTTGGTCTTTACCTCTACCTGTTTTAACAAAACAATCCGTAGTTTCTACTAAACTAATACTATTTGCATCAGTGCTACTTCTAGTCATTATATAAAACTTCTCGTTTTCTACTACATAAATTTTTATTCCAAAATATTGATTTGCAGTATTTTCAAATTTTTCTGCTAATGCTAATGTATCAACAATAATATAATCTACAGTACTCCATTCTACTGGGTCAGAATAACTTATAGGGGATATAGTTGCCGGACTTCCACTTGCTTGGGTATTGTCCCAGTCTGTTTCTCCTCTCCAATCTAGTATTACTCCGCTTACAGGTTTATCATAAACATATCCGTCAAAGTCTGTATAATTTGCAAATATGATTAAATCTGTACTTGATACAAATTCATTGAATTGGAACGGCTTATCTGGAACTAAGTCACTGTCTGAATCTACTGGAGCAACTTTTACTTTTCTATTATCTGTATAACCGTCTGAATATTTAAAAACATCTCTAATTTCATAAACAATATCAGTATCTAATCTGTCTTTTGCAGATTTGTATTCTACTAGTATTTTATCTCTGCTTATAGCACCAGTTGTATCTGTAGCAAATAAATGGTAATTATCGTCTAGTTGATTGTATGTTAATCTACCTGTTTGTGCTGTAGCATTTGCATTTGACAAGAATGTTCTTCCAATTTCACTAGCATTACCAGAGGCACCATTAATACCATAAGTAAATATACTAGCATTACCGTGGTAAATTTCAGTAAGTCCAGTATTGTTATTGTATTGCTTGTATGTTATGTTACCATTATCGTCTAAAATATTATATCCAAATGTTGTATTATCAAAATCTATTGTTAAATTGCTTGGTAATCTAGATATGCGACCATCATTGTTAGATAGTGTTACATTATTAGTGGAAACATTACCGTCATCAAAATAAGGATTTAATGAAACATTTGCCGCATTTACAAATCTGTTTGCTGTAGAAATATTTGCTACTGAATGAGGATCTGATAATAAATCGTTTCTCATCAATCCAAATGTGCTTTGCCATGTAACATTTACATCAAACCATTTAATGTCTCTCGTTCTCAATGCAATATTTGTTCTTAAACCGTTAGGATCGTAATATGCAGAATTGTCTAAACTTTGCCATGCATCTGCAACATTATCGCTATTAGAATCTGCCCAAACAAAACTTTCTGTAACACCAGGCTTGTAATTTAAAGTATTAAATGTAATTGTATCTCTTACTGCTTGAGTGGTATTATCTGTTACCTTAACTGATTTTACATTATAGAATTTTAGATCATTAGCACTTTGCACAACATATGACAATCCTCTTATACTGACATTATATCTATAACTGCTTGAATCTATAGGAAAAAATTCAAATAACATTAACCAACTATTATCTACACCCGATAGTGTTTTGTCTTTGGCATTTTGAATACCTATACTGCCTGTTTTTAGTAAATCTGCATTAGATATAATATAAAAAGATTGATCTGTAAGATCAAATCCTATACCAAATGTGCTTTTATTAGCCAGTGCTGATTCTATTTCGGTTTGTTCAGACGTTGTAAAAGATTTTCTTAAACTTGTAATAACTTCATCTGCTCTCCAATCGGAATTCACACTATCACTTAGTGTCCAAGGCCCTATACTTGTACTTAACCCACTGGACAATGCTCCATTATTTTGTATACCTGTGATCCTTACCCATTTATAATTTGCAATATTTGTAGGATCTACAAACTTAACAAAGGTATTTTCTTGAAAAACTTTAGTTGATGCTGTGTTGTTTACCATAACAACTGCATTAGAGCTACTAAATGTTTCTGTCATGTAACCTGTTGTACTTTGATTAGCAACTGGCAGTGGTTTCCACCTAATATTAAGAGTGTCTATGGCAAATTTTGTTGGAATAAAATTACTCCATTTTTCTCTTAGGGTATCGTATATTACGTTATTCAATCTTTGATCTTTTAAGAACTCTACAATAGTATTGTCAACTACTTCTGCAGGTGTATTATTGTCGCTAACAATAACTTCTTTGCTTACGGGGTCGTTATCCTTATATAAGTAGCCATCTTCTGTATAAGTCTCAACACTTTGAAAAGTGCCAGTAGGATCGTTAATATCAATATATCTACTATGACCTGCATGTGTTCTATTTGTAGCCTTTAATTTTAAAATATTTGATGATTGGCTTAAAGGGAAAACATTATAATCTTGTGCAGACACCATTCTATTTTGTGTATAGAATGTTTGTGGTGCTTTGCTTTTAATGTTTTGTAAACTTTCTGCAGGTAAACTATTGTTTACACTTGATTCTAAACCAAATGTAAATGTTAAAGTAAATGATCGTCCTGAAGCATTTACATAAGGAATACTAGCATTTAAACTTTTAGCATCATCTGGATGTATAGTGTATCTTTCTCCATCACTAATTCTGTGCCATATTCTAAAAATACCTGTAGGCACATTACCAAAATTACCATCAGGAAACTTTACTCTTATGCCATCATTGTTTAAATTTTCTACAGCATATAAATTTCTAGTGTTTAGTGCTTTACTGTTATAGTTTAATGTTTGTCCAACAGTATTTGGTATCTTGGTCCATTGATTTTGCACAACACCTTGTGTATTGACTTCCTGAATATATACATCAGTTTCGTTTATATTTTTCTTTACAATGTCTTGAAATCTGTTTTGTAAGGGAGTTTCATAATTGAAGTCTTCGAATGCTAATTGCCCTTGTTTAAATAATAAGAAAAATCCTGTATTATTACTGGATAAACCTAATCCATCATTTCTATAAAAAAGTCCAAAGTCATTTGTTGGGTCAGGTTGTTTTTCATAAAAATATTCATTGTCAAAGAAATCACCATTTACTATTTCAAACTGTCTTGATACTCCGTTTACATTTATAGGAAAGGATAAAGCAAGTGGAGATGTTATAGGGGTATTAAGTTCGTATTGGTCTGTGTTTATGCCTGCAACTTTTCCTGATTTAACAGGCGCCGAGAATCTATTTGTTGTTCCCATAGCCGCATTAAGAATTGTTATAAATTGTTCGTAACTCTCAGGGTTATTAGAATCGTCCCAAAAAATGTTTTGGTTTGATAATTGATTACCCTGGCTATCAGTTAAAGGTTCATTTGTTTTTACAGCAGTGATTTTCATTAATCCACTTGCAGGAATATTTCTTTTAGGATTGTATCCTAACATTCTTGCTAGTTTAAATACAGAGTCTCGTCTTTCTGCTGTTTCTAAAAAGTTTTCTCTAGTATTAACATCCATTCTAAATGCAATACTTGTACTCAAAAATGCCAACAATTCTATAATTGCAATGAATTCTGAACTTTCAATATAGTCGTTAAAGTTTTCTGGAAAATTTACTCTGACATATTCGACAAGACTTGTTCTCATTGTGTCGAAATCATATGCTTGGAAGTCAACTTCACTAAAGGCCTTATATGCAACCTTCCAGTCTTCTGCCGCAAATAAATTAGATTGTCTATTAACGTATGCCATTATAAAGTTTCCTCTGCATTTCTTTTACTGAATTCTAAAAATAAAGTTTCTGCTTGGTCTATATTATAATATCTCAATATTACTTCTGCTCTTATAGTTTGATCGTTTATATATAAAATTGTTTCTTCTAACGTAACTCTAGGATCTAAATCTACAATTCTTTTGATATCTTCTTTTATGTCTTCTTCTAATGATGGTGTTTCCGGCTCCATTAACAAATCCCAAATTATACTACCAAAATTAGGCCTCATTACTCTTTCACCTTTTTTAGTATAAAAATGATTAAGTAAATCTCTCTTTATAAGAGCGGTATCTGTAAGGGTATAAGGTGCCCTATTTTTATCTACAGTACTGAATCCTCTGAATAACGTTGCCATGTAAGTATTTATCAAAACTATTAAATATAGTTTTAATTTTTACTTGACTTTGAGTGTTTAAGGTGTTATACTAACCGCATGAAAAATGTGATTTACTTACACGGAGCAAATGCAGACCCTGATAACTTTAATTACTATACATTAAAGATGCCAGAACATCCTTTTTTTGCACCTGCTTACGATATGGAACAAGACCCGTATGATTTAGTTGAGCATGTCAGAATGCAAAAAGAAAGAGAATGGGGTAAGGGCAAAGTAGTAATTGTAGGACATAGTTTTGGTGGTTTATTAGCAAGTTGGTATGCTAGTGTTTACCCAAACAAGGTTGATCACTTAGTTACCATTGCAACACCATGGCAAGGTACGCCAGTGGCTAGAATACTTGCTATGATTTTTAGAAATAGAAAAGTATTTGAAAACACCAAGCCTGGCGCAGATGTACTAAGACTCCTACAAGAAAAAACTTATACAGGTAAGCATACTAATATTGTTTGTACCGGTAGTTCTAATCCTTTAGCAGGGTTAGGCGGCCAAGCAAATGATGGTATGATATCAGTTTCAAGTCAATCTTCCACACCACCTAAGTTCAAAAATACCGAGAATGTTTATATAGAAGCAGGGCATAGCGGTGTTTTGTTAAATAATGATGTAGCAGACTTGTTACAAAAAATAATATTCGAGAAATAATATGACACAATTAAAATCTTTAAACAATACTTTAGAAGAAGAATTAAGAATTATGCTTGTAAATAAAAACAACGAGTGTGCTTCTTTAAGAGCTCATATAGAGTTATTGGAAAAAGCAGTTGCTGAAGAGCAAGAGCAGAAGTACAGATTGCTTGTAGAAAATATGGATTTAAAGAATACTTTAAAAGAAAATACCTAATTTATTATATGCTCTCTTTTTAGCGAGTTTTAATATTGCTCTCAATTCCGCAAAGTTCAAGTTTCTTTGAGCCGGATACAATGTTGCTTGTACGTTGTCTAACTCTGCTTGCCAGTTCAAATGATCAGGAGTAGAAAAAAGTTCTGCTTCATACTTTCTTCTATCCATATAGTCTGTTCTAATTTGTGGTCTACTAAATTTTCCTATTTTACCAACCCTAAATCTCTGCATTAATTTAGGTACTGCTTCGTATTTTCCCCTATTGAGAGCGGCCAAGCATAGGCTTTTGGCAAAATTGTCTACACCAATATGTGAAACAAAACTTGCAAGAGCCCCCATTTGATTTTGATTCAGGGGCACTTTAACTAATTTTGTAATATCCTTTATTGCCTGTTTGAGATCAGATTCCAATGCCAGTCTTTCTGCATTAGGACCTAGTCCGTCTATAAACTCCACAAGTTTGTAACCTGTCTTTCTATCCACGTAAATTAAACTGGGACCATCTATGTATAAATCTATACCTTTATCAGAAAGTCTGGTCCTTACATTTTCAAATATATTTGTAGTACCATATCTAGGCATTATCCGCCTCCTTTATTGATAATATCTTTAGCCGCATTTTTAAATTCATCTGCTTTACCGCCTGTAACCTCGTTGATTGCACCGTTGATTTCACCTTTCATTTGTTCAATTTGTGCATTGGCTAAATCTATAGGTAGCCCTGAATCATCTAAGGAAAATTGTTTTAATCTTGCTTCTAAATCTGTTAATATTTTACTTTGTCCTATAATATTTTGCATTATAGAATTTGTTGTAGGTATCCTGAACGGAGGTATAACAATACCTAAAGTTTCTGCAACTTTTGTAAGACCTTCTATACTTGCTAAGTTTACATCCTTTAGTGCCATAAAGTTACTTACTGTAGCATTGTACTCTGCGTATACAGATTTAATGCCGTCTGTGGCATCATTTATTCTGTCTTTAGCATCTGCAAATCCTTGTCCTATTTTAGTTCCTTCTGGAGTATCAGCATCTGCTGGCGTTGTATCTGTAGGATCAATTTGATTTTCAAGAGTTTCTGCATCTGCTGTGACGTCCTCTTCTATACTGGTAGGATCTTCAGTACTAGGATCATATTGTCCATGGCCAATATAAGGTTCTGCTGTAATTAGTTTTCCAACAATAGTGCTAATAGTAGGGCCTTTCTCTGGTCTTTGTCCGCCATTTAGAATAGGATTATCTGATTCTCTATCGTACTCTGGAGGTGCTGATGCTTGATCAGGTTTTTCTGTTCCGCCTAATTGTGGCGCCGGCACGGCTGGTACAAGATCAGGAGTAGGAACTGAACCAGGATTATTTAATCCTATAGTTGATCCAAATAAATTTGTTGTGCCTCCTGCTGAAAGTGTTGCGGCACCGCCTGCCAAGACATCAACTTTACCTGCGGCCTGTACTGTGGTAAATCCTTGAGATTGTATAGCCGCACTTATTGTACTTGTTAATGTCAATCTCCCTGCAGAGTTTATTTGTAAATCACCTGCATTTGCTGTAATTTGTGCATTAAGATTTGCATGTATAGAAGTATCTGCGGCTGAATGTAGTCTAAGTGAGCCCCCTGTGCCCAATGGTGGTACACCCAGAGCGCCTAATTTACTTGCAATTCCTTTATAACCGCTACTATCATTATCGCCTGTGGCCTTAATATTGATATCGTTTCCTGCTTCTAAATTAATATTTTTATCCGCTCTTAAATTAAAATCTCCTTTAGATCGAATACTCATACTTCCTTCACCAAAGAAATTTATATTACCGCTTTTATCTAGTTCAAACCATGCAGTACCAGTTTTGTTTATAACATATATACAACCTGTAGTATCATCTAAAAGTATTTGATTACCGCCACCTGTTCTTAACCTTATATTAGAATTAGTTTGGTTATCATCCATTATAAATTGATGACCTGGACCTACAGAATTGCCTTTATCGTCTCTGGGGCCTTTAGTTAAAATACCTAATACTTCACTTGGTGTTTCTCTTCTTGCACTACTTGATGTTGCTCCTCTTAAAGGATCGTTTATTAAACCTTGCTTGGTTAATACTTCTGCAAAATCATGATATATAGGTCTTAACTTTCCGTTATTTTTTGTATCGGTATCATAGTTATTTTTTTCTACTGTAGGAGTATTAAATGGACCGCCTTGGAAACTTGGACCTCCTGGAAGACCCGGAATCATTTGGTTGAAAGGTATAGGCATTGTTTGCCCTACTATAAAAGGCTTTGATAAAAGACCGTCTCCAAATGCCACTAAAACTGTGTTACCTACATCAGGCGGTGGTGTCCAAATACCATATGAATGTAAAGAATTTTCGTCTAGTGTAATGTCATCGTCTCGTACAAGATTAGGATTAGATGCACCGTAAAATTGTGAGGTATACATACACTCAAATAAATTTTTCTCTTTAGGTGATTTGTTTAATTCTGGAATATTAACAGAAACTTTTCCGGTTCTTAATGCATCTTTATTAAAGTCTACAATTCCTATATATATCCCCCAGAATCTCTCTGTAGAATTTCTATCAGCATAAGGGTTACTATATGTGGCGCTCATATTATTTAGAGCATAAAACCATTTAGGCATTTCTAACCACCTCCCCTATTTGCCTTCCAGGCTTTATAGGCCTCTATTTGCTCACTAGTCATAATACCTGAGCTTGTTACTTCATCTAAGGTAACTGCACCTGAATTAAGCCACGTATCTACATACTCAGGATTATCAAATCGCTTTTTATCATCTTCACTTAAGACACCATCCTGACCGGCTGTATCTCTAAGTCTTTGTTCGAATTCACTTCTTATATCGTCAAGTGCATAATCGTCTTTATTTTTTATTTTAGATAAATCTAATGCCATTTCTTTATATGTTTCTAATTGTACTGTAAATCTTCCATTATCAAAACTACTTATAACATTTTTAATTCCGTATATACCAGTTATGAAATAACTTTGTTTTCCTACAGGATACAATCCTGTATTCGCATCTTCATCATTAGTAAAAGGATCAAAATACATAGGTTGTCTCAATTCAAAAAGTATAAAATTATCACCTCCAAATGTGTTCAGATATTCATCTGTGGATTTTTCATCTTTCACATCAGGTATTTTATTATAATTAATACCTCCTGTTTTATCCGGCTCACCTAAATACCAAGGATCTCCCCTTAGTACCATATTTAAATTATACAAAATATCTATTGCATCTTTCTGACCGTATCTATAACCAAATAATGTTTGTCCGGGTGTAGCAGGTCCTCCTGAATATATAGCATGATCTACATGTCCCTCTTCTGTTCCAGGTGTATTAAAATCAAACAATGTATCATTATCTGTTAATTCATTATATTCAAGATTGTCCTTGGCTCTTATTTGTGCTGATGCTAAATCTGTACTAAGTTCGCCTGACATTTCACCGTATGTTAAAACGTCTTGCCCGTAAATATAACCACTGGCTTCTGCTTGATAGTCTTCTTCACTATTATCTATTCTTCGTTGCCTGTCACTTTCTGTTACTGTACCGGATTGTCCACTGGCACCTTTGGGTGTGAGCTCTTTTACAATAGCACCTGCAATCTGTCTGTCTGATAAACTTTGAACTAGTGCCTGAGCCGCCGCCCCTGCTCGATCACTTACAATATCTTTTATAGTGGCATCATCGAATCCAAACGCATTCGCAATATCTCTTATGCTACCGTCTTTTGCCGCCTTAAATATATCAAAAAATTTCTTAGCATCTTGTAATAAACCTGCCACTTCTGCTAATGCTTTACCGCCTAAAGGTTCCCCTGGTTTGGCGGGGTCTATTGCAAAACTAGTTATATTATTTAAAGCCGCATTTCCAAATCTAACACCTTGCTCTCCTAAATCGTCTCTTGGAGGCAATAACAAGTTAATACCTAAATCATATTTGATATCTATGTTTATAATTTGATCATTTCTTCCAGTAAAGATATATTCATAGGCTCGCTTTATCTCCATACTGTTGACCCTTCTTTGTATTTCATCTGGTTCTGGAGAAAGTTCTTCTGGAATTGCCGCACCTTTAGTTGCAGGTGTTTCGAAAACCGCTGGGTGAAAAATTATTTCTTTATTATATCCTTTTCTTTTCTTATCGTATTCAACCTGTTTCACATAAGCATTAATTTTCACATCGTTAACTAATGTTTTGCTGGCATCATATTTAAATTGTCCGCTTTCATCTATCATTGTTCGTGTTAGACCATTAGTAAAATCTAGATTTCTAGCAAGTAAACTTCCTATGTAAAAATCTATTGATGTTCCTTTAGGAACTTCTATTTTTATTTTTTCAGTTTCAGGATTTGACACATCTCTTGTTGCTTCATCAGTTTGGTTTTCTGCCTGAGATCTATCGTCCCCTTCATTAATTACTTCTGTGTTTGCATCTGCTGTTGCGTCTTTGCCTCTAAATAATTTTTGATCTTTAATTATTGTTTGGCCTTCACCTGTTAAATTTTTTAAATCAAACTTATAAGTATCTAATTTGTCTCTATCTCCGGATTTATCTTTAAGATATTTGTTCCATTGTAATGTTAAATCCTGTATATGTTCGTCTATAGTTTCTCCCACAGTGGTCATTGTAGTAGGAGTCTTTGAATTTATATCTGTAAATGCTATATCATCCGCAACTGCGAATAACATATTGTATGTAGTTCCAGTACTGTCCAATTCAAAATCTACTGATTGTAAAAGTCCTTTATATCTATAAGGTCCTGCAATATCTCTTATTTGTCCTCCGTCATCTTGTTCAAAACCATCCCCTGATGCTTGGTATCCTTGAAAGTTTATCTCAAAAAAGAACGGTGCACCATCTACACCTCTTCCTGATAAAGGGGGAATCCCCAATCTGCGTCTCCCTAAAACTATCATGTCTAAAAATGTTGCCGCACCTGGTTGTTTTATCACACAACGAATGTTTTGTGTAATTTTTCCTCCCTTTCCACTAGGCACACTTACTATTTCAACATTGTCTATTAGTGTACCAGTTACACCTGTTTGTGCCAATACAACGGTATTTTCTGGCTTAGCCACATAGGCACCATTTAAAAATCCTCCTCTGGATGTTACTTCACCACCAGAGTCCGATCTTTCATCACCGTCTGTTGAATCACTTTTTACTTCAGTTATATCTTCTGTAGGAGGTATCATATACAACTTTATGTTATATGTAACATTGTCATATTGATCTAAAGGATTGGTTGGTATGTCACCTAGAAAACCGTTACTTTTTTTAATTATTTCAGCCATCGGTTATCCCATCATATTCTTTACGACTTCCGGTGACGGTATCTTTATTATAACTCCTGGTTTAAAATCGTTCAAAGGATCTTTAATAACATCAGGATTTTTTAAAGCAAATACCCACCATAATCTTGGAGTTCCATATAATTCAGTTGCTAAAATATCTGGTCTACCATTATGAGCATCTTTAATTTTATAATCTATTTCGTAGGCATCTGTAGGCATTTTAGGTAAAGAATTTACATCCAGAAATCCCTCAAATACTCTTGCATTTCTTAAAAAACTATCTCTTCTATGAAAATCTGCCATTAAATATATCCGTCTTTGTATGCTTGTCCAGTTCTTAATGTATTAAGATTAAAGTTTTTACGCAATTTGTGTGGTGTATAACTTGGGAATAGATCAAATGTCACAGTAGATTCTGTTGGTACATAGGTTGTAGTAGGCTCGTTGCCTACTTTTATTTCTACTGGAACATAATCAACATCGGGCGGTAATTCTAATGAATAAGATAATACAACCACTGGGACTTTGTTAAATCCATGATCACCTAAATACTCAAATAGCATCACTGGAGGTGGTGTACCAAATGTACCGTCAGCAACAGATTGATCACCGTAATATGCCTTTGTTACAACTCTGGCAAATTGCATCATTGCAAGATAGTATCTACCCTCGTCAATGTTATTAACTGTAAATGTTGATGTTAGTGTTAGTCTAGGAGGTGTTGACATTTGATATGTATTAATTGGATAATTCATACCCTGCATTTGCTGTGAGTCATATTCTGCAGATGCTGATACATAAATCTGTGGAGTATATTGCCAAACTAATCCACCTGATTCCTTAATAGGGTTCATTATCCCATTTTTATCATCACCGTAAAATCTTTTTGCTCCGCCTCCCTTAGGCCTTAATCTTGCTCTCCAATCGTAAGTATTTACAAATCCTTTACCCTCACTAGGATTTATTGCTGTAGAACTTGCGGCCTGATTACTTTGTTGTCCTAATTGCTGTTTTAATTGCTGTTCACTTAGTTGCCTAGCACCAAATAATAAATTACTACCTGGGTTTCTGCTAGGGCCTGCATTTCCATCATAAAAGAAAGAATAGAAATCGGCGTCAGATAAACCACCTAGTAATGCTCCGGTAATTACTTTTCCACCAGGTACATTACCTAGTAGACTATTACCTACACCGCCTATTAAACCTTTTAAATAATCACTACCGCTTGGCATTTAATCTCCTTGTATGTAACTATTTATCGTATTCATTAAAACTAGTTTTAAATTGCCAGTTCTTATAAATACTTATTGACAATGCACAAGAACTGTGTATAATAACACAATATAAATGAACGATAATTTTGAGGAGAGTTATGTATGGCACAGCCAAAGAAGGTTAATTACCTTAACAACAAAGACATTCTAAAAGAAATACACAAAAGTAAGATGACTTACTGCTATGTAGCAGACGACAAATACGCAGGTTTTGACGTAATTTTAGAAGATGTTAATAAAATCAATAGAAACAGTATAAAGGTTGCTAGAGAAAACAGAGCATCACAAATACAATCAGCAGGATATCAAGCCGCAATGGCATTACATGATCCTAAAGATTATAAAAATAAACCCAAGCAAAAAGAATTTGCAATAGATCCTAAAAGCATAGACCAAGAAGATTTAGTTTTTAGAGTTATGGATATGGAACATATTCCATTAGAACCAGGCAGAAAGAAGAATCCTAGGAACGAAGCAGAAACAAAAGCAAAGGTAAACTTCCCTCCTTTCAAACATTATGCATTTATAGGCGGCGAAATTAAAGAAGTTGCTAGAAGTCATTGGCAAGGAAGTTTAAGTAACGGTGAGTTTTGTGTAGATCATGGAAGGATTACAAATAAGTTAGGTACTATGTTTTTAAAACTTGTTGAAAGGTACAGCCACAGAGCAAACTGGCGTGGTTACACTTATGTAGACGAAATGCGTGGACAAGCATTGGTACAGTTATCTCAGATTGGATTACAATTTAATGAAGCAAAATCCGATAATCCATTTGCATATTATACTGCCGCAGTTAATAATAGTTTTACAAGAATTTTAAATTTAGAAAAAAGAAATCAGATGATTAGAGATGATATCTTAATCGACAGTGGACATTTACCAAGTTACGGTAGACAGATTAAACACGAAGAAGAGATGCGTTTAATTAGAGAATCCGCACAATCTGAAAATTCACAAGACTAATTTATGGCACAACTGTTTAAGACAGCGGCCTGCTTTACGGACATACATTACGGACTAAAGCAAAATAGCCGTTTACATATAGAAGACTGTCACAGGTATGTGGACTGGTTTATTGCAGAAGCAAAAGCCAGAAATGCAGAAACCTGTATTTTCCTCGGTGACTGGAATCACCATAGAGCAAGTATCAGTGTTGCGACTATGAATGCATCTATTAAAGATTTTAAAAAATTAAATAATGCATTTGAAACTGTTTATTTTATAACAGGTAATCACGATTTATATTACAAAGATAAAAGAGAATTAAACAGTATTGAATATGCTAGAGACTTGTCTAACTTTGTAATGGTAGATGAACATTTTTTACAAGACGATGTTGCTATCATACCTTGGTTAGTAGGCGACGAATTCAAACAAGTGCAAAAAATGAAATGCAAATATATGTTTGGGCATTTTGAATTACCATACTTTAAAATGAATGCAATGGTAGAAATGCCAGATCATGGTGGTATAAACGATAAAATGCTAAGTGGTCCAGAGTATGTGTTTAGCGGACATTTTCACAAAAGACAGTTTAAAAATAATATACATTATATAGGCAATGCTTTCCCACATAATTACGCAGATGTAGATGATAACGAACGTGGTGCAATGTTCCTTACATGGGACGAAGAACCTCTTTATGTTAATTGGACAGAATGTCCTAAGTATAAAGTGTTTACATTAAAACAACTATTAGATGACCATGCCACTCTATTAGATGCATACACTTATGCAAGAGTAAAATTAGATATCAGTATCTCATATGAAGAAGCAAACTTTATAAGAGAGAAAATGGCTGAGCAATATAAAGTAAGAGAACTACAACTTATTCCTATTAAAGAAGAAGAGGAGTATGAAGGTGGCGACATTAGTTTTGAAAGTGTTGATCAAATAGTTATACAACAATTAGAAACTATAGAAAGTAATACAGTACAAAAAGATGTTTTAATAGATATGTATAATAGTATAGAGATTCAATAATGCTAAAAATAAAAAACGTATCAGCAAAAAACTTTATGAGTGTTGGCAACAACACACAGGCAGTTAATTTTGATAATTGCCAACTAACACTTGTACTAGGTCACAACTTAGACATGGGCGGTGACGGTAGCAGAAACGGTACTGGTAAAACGACTATAATAAATGCATTAAGTTATGCATTGTATGGAGATGCATTAACAAACATTCGTAAAGATAACTTGATAAACAAAACAAATGGTAAAGGAATGATTACCACTGTAGAGTTTGAAATCGAGGGTAAGTCTTATCGTATAGAAAGGGGTAGACGTCCTAATGTTTTAAAACTCTTTATAGACGGTGAAGACGCATTGGAGAACGAACAGCAAGGTGACAGTAGAGAAACACAAAAAGAAATAGAAAAAATTATAGGTTTCCCACATAACATGTTTAAGCATCTAATTGCTTTGAATACATATACTGAACCCTTTCTTGCAATGAAAAATAATGATCAACGAGATATGATTGAACAGTTGTTGGGTATAACAGAACTCTCACAAAAAGCAGAAGTACTAAAAGAAAGACAAAAATATACCAGAGATAGTATTAAAGAAGAAGAAATTCGTATTAATGCTGTAGAAGAAAGTAATAAAAGAATAGAAAAAAATATTCAAGAAATAGAAAGTCGTAGTAGAGCGTGGGAAAAGAATAAAGAAAATAAACTTATAGAATTAGGCGAAAAAATAATTCGTATGGAAAGAATAGATATAGATACAGAATTAGAAAATCATAAGTTACTAACATCATATAAAGACCAACGTTCTAGTTTACAAACATTACAAGCAGAAGAAAAACGTACAGCAACAAGTATAACTAGAAGCTCTAAAAAATTAGAGGAACTGGCTAATAATTTAGAAAGTGCAAAAGCCGGAGTATGTCCTACATGCGAACAAGGTACTGCACATTTAGATACACACGAAAAGTACACAGCAGACTTAGAAGAAGAAATAGATAAAGAAAAAGAATATTACAAAGACATAGAAAAGATTATGACTCAAACAACTGAAGCCATAAAACAGTTTAGTAATATTCCTGCAGATCCTGAAGTATATTATACTACATTAGAAGAAGCATTAGAGCACAAACATAATGTAGAGACAATGCAATCTAATTTAGAATCTATGGCCATTGATGAAAATCCTTATATAGAACAAATAGAAGGTTTAAGAACTACTGGTATACAAGAAATTAGTTTTGAAATAATGAATGAATTAACTCATTTACAAGAACATCAAGACTTTTTATATAAACTATTAACCAGTAAAGATAGTTTTATACGTAGGCGTATTATTGATCAAAACATTGCATATTTAAATCACAGACTTGCATATTATTTAGATAAGTTAGGATTACCTCACGATGTTAAATTTGCAAGTGATTTAGGAGTTGAGATAACAGAATATGGCAGAGATTTAGACTTTGATAACTTATCTAGGGGAGAGCGTAATAGACTTATTTTAGGACTATCCTGGTCATTTAGAGACATCTATGAAAGTCTAAACAGGCCTATGAACTTAATGTGTATTGATGAACTTATAGATAGTGGTATGGATTCAACAGGTGTAGAAAATGCCTTAGGAATACTTAAAAAAATGCACAGAGAACAAAATAAAAATATTATGTTGATATCACATAAAGAAGAACTCGTAGGTCGTGTAAATAATGTATTAACAGTTGTCAAAGAAGGCGGCTTTACTGCATATAATACGGATACGGAATATGTTACTTAATGTAAATCTCGGTAAGGATCAAATAAATTATACTCTAACGTACGAATTATTTGATCACAGAGTTGCTAAAAGAATATGGCAACGATTTAACACCCAGGAATTTAAATTATTAAGCCATGATAGATTTTACGGCTTTGGTGAATCTCGCGAAGAAATAGAAAAAGAACTTGTAAAGGATATACAGAACTTAAAAAGGCTCAAACCTGATTTATATCTTCCGGAAGATGATTTAAATTACTTGCATGAAAATTTTGTTGCTGTCCATCGTAGTTTAGATCAAAGCGAAAACGATGCAAGATATTGGCTAAGTAAATTTAATTACGACATACATCATTTAGAAAACTTCGATGTAGGACTACCCACAAGATTTATTACGACTACGGAAGATGAGGGAGAACCCTTGCAAGACTCAGACTATGACCTATTTAATAGGGATATACTAGAAAATCATTTATACATGAATTACCCTCATGTAGGTAAAGAACTAATGGGTATATATCAAAATAATGATATTAACATACCTGCAGAACAGATTATGCCTACTTCTGTTTTAAAAAACGATTTGTTCGGCTGGTTTAACCCTAGTAGAGTATGGACTGAAAAATTAATTGTACAACAGAATAGATTTTTAGCAAAGATACATAATAAGTTACCTTATCCCTTAAAAGATAAAAGATTGGCATTAGGAAAAATACCATTAGGAAAACTCACTCATAGTCCTAACAAAGAACTTATAAAGCAAAACAGATATATTCATTCTATTATTGCAACATAGTGTTTAGGTCCTACGGACCTTTTCAAACTACATTCAATCGTTTCGTTTCACTACACTCTTTCATTTGTTTGAAAGTTTTTTAAGTAATACCGTTATCATGTATGTTTGGGTCATAACTCACCTATACAGGTGAGAATGATGTCATCATGTGATGCCGTCGCCATCTTAACCTCGGGTGCTACTAGGAACCGGTGAGCCTTCTG